TTTTAAAATTGATGTCAAAAGATACAGCGTCTGGTGATTTAGTTGCTGGTAATATTGTTACTAACTTTCTTTCTAACATACCAAAAATAGCAAGAATATTTGTTATTGGTCAAATTATGTCAAGTAAAAGAGCACATGATGATCTTAATAGAGCTTGGAGACAATCAAGAGGACTGCCTGTTGATGATAGACCTGCTTTCTTAGCAAATGCTTGGAATACTGTTTTAAGAGGATTGAGACAAACAGCTGTTCAACAAACACAATCAGGTTTAGATGAAACAAAAAGTCAAGTAAAAGCTGTGATTAAAAACACACCAGAACTTCAACAGTTAGGTAATCAATTGTCAAATCTGCAACAAAATATATCACAACCAAGTCCAGCATCAGGATTAGCACAAATTAATGTAGGACAACCAGGAACAAGAGCTAGTAATATAAATCCAATTCTTGTAACTAATCCAACTACAAGAGCAACATTTGGGAGTCGATAATGGACTTAGAAAAATTAAAAGAACAACTCATCATTGATGAGGGGGTCAAATATGAGACTTACCTTGATCATCTTTCGCTAAAGACTTGTGGGATAGGTCATCTGTGTCGTGAAGATGACCCAGAATATGATTTACCTTTAGGCACAAAAATATCTGAAGAAAGAGTAACGGAACTTTTCGAACAAGACATACAAAGTGTGATTATGGATTGCAAAAAAGTTTATGATGATTGGGATAAATTGCCAGAGACTGTAAAACAAGTAATAGCAAATATGATGTTCAATCTCGGCCTGCCGCGTTACAGCAGATTTCGTAAGCATATACAAGCTGTTATGGACGGCAATTGGCAAGAAAGTGCAAATCAGATGCGTGATTCGAGATGGTATCGTCAGGTAACAAACAGGGCCGAGCGTTTATGTAAACGTATGGAAGAAGTTAGTCCTTAATTTTATTTTTCAACATTAACATTATTTCAGTAGCTAATTTAAGAGCTTGATATGACGTTATTTCATGTTTCTGAAAGTCATGTTTAAATTCTTTATTACGTTCTAATATATTAATTGTTATAGGAGTATTCTCAGCTTCTTGTGTTGCATATATATATACTTCTTTTTTCATTGTATCTGTTTAGCAGAGCCAATACCCATGTCTTTAATATCACCTCCATATCTTGACTCAAATTCTTTCTTGACAAGATTAGTGATCTGTTGACCTACTTTACGATCTTCATCTAAAGCTATTTTTTTTAATCTCTTGTAAGTGTTAATATCTACACTCACACTTTTCCACTTTTCATTTGATGCCATATGGTGTACCCTTTCTAAGAAATGATTAAAAAAAGTATACACTATCCTAGACAGTATGGGAAGTATAATAAATATAACGCTAAAAAAACTGAGTTTATGGGATACAAGTTTGACTCCAAATGGGAGGCAGAGCGTTATGGCCAGCTATCATCTATGGCACTCGCTGGAGTTGTAAAGGATTTACAACGCCAAGTTAAATATGAAATTGTAGTTAACAATTATAAAATATGTAATTACATAGCAGATTTTGTATACACATTGGTGCATGAAAACGGCAAAGAAGAAAAAATTGTTGAAGATGCAAAAGGTGTGCAAACTACTGATTTCAAGCTAAAAATGAAGTTAGTAAAAGCACTATTTGACATAGATATTAAAATTTCTAAAAAAAAGTAGTTGACATATTTACGGGATAATCCCATATTAGAGTTTCTAGTTTAACATTACGAGGTGAAATATGACTAATAATTCTAGTGCAATGAAATTCATTGATGTTTCTGATACTCAATCTTTAAAACTTAGGAAAGAGTATTTGACCAAACAATTCGAGGAAGCTAAACAACAGCTTGACGAATTTAATAAAAATCTTGAGCAGATGTATTTGGATAAAGCCAAGAAACAACTCTTTGATGAGGGTAAAGATTTTGGCACTGCTAACTTTGAAGACAATGGTGTCAAAGTAAAAGTAGAATTAAGAAAGAGAACTTCTTGGGATCAAGAGAAGTTGCTTGAATATTTGAATACATTGCCATCTGATCTTGCAAGACACTACAGTAAGGTTTCTATTACTGTTCCTGATGCAAGGTTTACCAACGCAACACCTGATGTAAAGCAGGAACTTAAAAAGTTCAGAACTGTTAGTTTGCAAGGTGTTAAAATTACTTTTGGGGAGAATGAGTAATGGGATTAAATATTATTTCTGCCGAAGAAAGGCTGAAAGAAAAAAGGGGTCATAAGATGGTTATCGTTGGCCCTAGTGGTGTAGGCAAGACAACTCTTGCCCGCACCCTTGACAGTAAACGAACTTTGTTTATGGATTTAGAGGCTGGAGATGCAGCCATCAGTGGCTGGCCTATTGATGTTATCCGTCCTAAAACTTGGCAAGAGTGTAGAAACTTTGCTTGTTTTTTAGGTGGCCCTAATCCTACTGTCAATGAAGACCAAGCATATTCACAAGCAAACTATGATGCAGTTTGTCAAATCTATGGTAATCCACATGAACTATTAGCTAAGTACGATACTATCTTCATTGATAGTATTACTGTAGCTGGTCGTCTGTGTTTTCAGTGGTGTCAAAACCAACCTGATTGCAAGACATCAAATGGTCGATTAGATACAAGAGCTGCTTATGGTATGCAAGGTAGAGAAATGATGGGGTGGTTAACACATCTTCAACATATCAGAGACAAGAATGTTGTCTTTGTTGGCATCTTAGATAGCCGTGTTGATGAGTATGGTCGCCCATTACATGAACTCCAAATTGAGGGTTCAAAGACAGGTAGGGAACTACCAGGCATTGTAGATGAAGTCATTACAATGGCAGTTATGCAAGGTGATGAGAAGACACCACCTTACAGAGCCTTTGTATGTCAAACTCTTAATGAATGGAACTATCCTGCTAAAGACCGATCTGGTAAACTAGAGTTACTAGAAGAACCACATTTGGGTAAGCTATTGAAAAAAATTAATGGAGATGGCAATAATCCAAATAATACTTTAGACTTTAATCTAGCTAAAAATAATAATGGAGGTAATAATGCTTGATTTCAATCAAATTGAGTCTGATACAAAAACAGGTGATTTTGAATTAATCCCTGATAAAACAATCGCTTATGCAGTTATGCAACTGCAAGGTGGTGACACTGAAATCCCTGAGTTTGGGAGAGGAAACTTTTTTCTTAAAAGTCAACATAGCAAAGCTAAATGGCTGCCATTAGAATTTACCATCATTGGTGGTGATTATGATGGTCGTAAAGTTTGGCACAGACTTTTTGTTGATGGAGATAAATTAAATGAGAAGAATGTACCTGTTGCAAAAGATATTGGTCTTAAACTTATGAGAGCGATTATCGAAAGTGCAAGAGGTATTGACTCAAATGATATGTCTCCTGAAGCACAAGAGAAGAGAAAGATCAATAGTATTGACGATTTAAGAGGTATGCAGTTGTGTATTAAGATTGGCATTGAAAAAGGTACAAATGGATATGCCGATAAGAATAGATTAATCGCACCTCTTACTGTTGGTCAGAATGGGTATATTGGCCCTAATCAACCACAACAGACTACTAGTGCAGCTAATAATGTTAGCACATCTACTGCACCTAGTTCAGAGGGTTCTGTACCCGATTGGGCGAAATAGGAGATTGTTATGGTTGAAGTAAAACAAAATCAAAAGCAGTTTAATGACTTGTTGAAAAGCAAGTCATTAACCCACACCATTTTTAAATTTACTCCAAAATTAGCAGAGCATATTTTAGTTAATTTAAATCACGGCAACAGAAATGATAAGCCGACTAAAATTAAATTATATAAACAAAGTATGATTGATAATAATTGGGAATTAAATGGAGAGAGTATTAAATTTGGACATGATGGTCTATTAAAAGATGGACAGAATAGATTGAAGGCTTGTTTTCAATCTAAGAAAGACTTTGTTTCTTGTGTGCATTTTGGATTAGAACCTAAATTTTTTCTTAATTTAGATACTGGTGTGAGCAGAAACGCAAAAGACGTATTTAAAATTATGGGTGTGCGTTATCACGACAAAGTTCCTAATGTATTGCGTTTAATAAATGCTTGGGAAGAAGGTAAATCAAGCACTAGAACTTGTAATCTTCAAAACAAAGACCTCCAGGCAATTTATGAAAATGATACTGATATTAAGTTGTTAGAAGAGTCAATTAAAATTGCTAACAAATTAAGGAATAAATATCCGATATCACATTTAGCGACTTTGTATTATTTAACTAATCAAAAAGGTCATCATAAAATTATTTCAAAGTTTTTTGATGAATTAGATATCTACTCAACATTAGGTGCTTTATCGCCTATCAGACTAGCTTTATCTAATATTCAAACAATGAAAATTGAAAGGATACCTTTATCTTCTCATCATTACTCAGTAATTTTGACGAGAGTTTGGGATTGTTATTTAAACAAAAAAAGATTTGTTAAAGATAACATGATCATTAAAAGTGATAGTTTAATCACGCCAATAATTTAATCTAGTTTCTAGCCTCAACACAATCCTCGTGTGTGCTAGACTATGTTTGGGGAGTACATAGGAGGCAAAACTCCCCACCATTATGAAAGGGGATAGTGATGGATAATATCTTATTTGCAAATCAAGTATTAGCTGGATTATCAAATCCAGATAGAGGTGTTTTCGCTTACTGCACAAATAAGAGAGTTGGTAAGAGAGATACAAATAAAAATGCTATGATGGCTTCCAGAAAAGCTAGAAGAGAATTAGTTGATGCTCAAAAGTTTTTTATTGATAATAAATTACTTGAAGTTGCTAATCAGCTATCACAGCAAAGTCCTAGCAAATTGGTAGAATTAGCTAAACGTGCAATACCACCTTTTAATAATATGTGGATTGAGTGGGATGAGGTTTTTAGGATTAACGTAATGGAAGGCAAAATTGGTGAAACATTTGCTAAGATAGGTTATCATATACAAAAGATTAATGATCAGTTTTTTTACACAATGTATGGTGCTGATAAAAATTTTGAGAATGGAAAAATAGTTTGTGTGTCTAATGGCTTCTATTTTTCTAATAATGATGAGTTTGGTGATGAGTTTAAAAATCTTACTGATTGGGATAGAAATGTCAGTATACACGATGAAAAACTTTTAGAGTTATCACAAAAGAAAACAGTCAGCATTTTATTAGGCAAAAACTACTCAGATGTAATGCAAATTGTTGAGAAAAAAGAAAGTAAGTCATTTAATTGGTTTAAGAAAAGAATTGAAACTGCTCAAAGTGTAGGCATGGAAATGTTTTTAACTGACAAACAATTTAGAACTGGATTTAACCATGACCTTATGAGTAAGCAAGTTGAATCAGATTTAAAAGCTATGGA